CGCATTATATAACAGGTTAGCTTGTTTGCAGTGGGAATTGAACCCACAAACGTTTCTTTTGAAGAGAAATTGTCAACCATTGACAGTGCATTAATTTTTGCTGTAACTATTCTAAAACTTGGTACCTCGTGACGGGATTGAACCGCCGACCTTCTCCTTGTAAGGGAGTCACTCTACCGCTGAGTTAACGAGGCATAAAATTGGTGGGGACTGCGGGATTCGAACCACGCACAAGAACTTTTACAGAGTTGAGCTTTAGTATTGCGGAAACAATTCTACAGACAGAATTGATTTTTTGCTATGCTATGCTACCATTACATCAAGTCCCCATTTTTCTGAAACACACTTATCGGAATTGAACCGATGACCAGAAGGCAATGCACATCCAGCTATGCTCCACATAAACGCTTAGCCTCAGCGTCAGTATGCTTCAGAAAAATGACACACAACTTATCACATTGTACTCCGTGTGTCAGGGAGAGTTTGGTGGACCGTGGGAGAATCGAACTCCCAACTGTGCCTTGCAAGGGCACTGTGTTCCCAGTTATACCAACAGCCCATAAGATGGTCTCCGTAGAAGGATTCGAACCTTCACCACACCGCCCCAAACGGTGTACGCAACCTGATAACGCTTTACAGAGATAAACTTGGTACTGCGTATGGGTAACGATCCCATCTAGTCACCTTGAAAGGGTGATGACCTCACCTGAAGTCGAACGCAGTGTAAATTAGTGGAAGTTCCGATAGCACCCATCGTCACTAACAACCGTTGAGAAGCCATGCATCAAAACAAGACTTCTATTTGCTCTGGTGGAGACCGTCGGTATCGAACCGATCTAGACAGCAACCTTGCAAGGGTTACCCGTAGCCCTCTACTGCCCCCAAATACAACAGGATCCGCTTTCTTTTCAAGATAATGGTTTGAAATTTTTGAATTGCGGTAAGGATCCTAAAACTGGCTCCGTGTGTGAGGATCGAACTCACCTAATCATTGATTAACAGTCAAGCCCTTGCACCATGCTTGGGTTTCACGGAATAGAAATATAACAGGAATGTTTTGACGAACATGTCAAATTAAAAGTTTGGTGTTCTTAAAAGTTGCTGAACCATTCCTAAAACTGGCGATGCGTGGGAGAATCGAACTCCCGTCTTCGGATAGACAATCCGAGATAATGACCATTATATGAACGCACCGTAACTTGGTCCTCTCGACAAGAATTGAACTTGTAATAAACGCTTATCAAGCGTACGTTATACCATTTAACTACAAGAGGATAATCTTTTTGGTGCCTCCTACTGGTATCGAACCAGTCTCTTCGGATTTTCAGTCCGACGCTTTCACCTGATTAGCTTAAGAGGCATACAATTTTCTTTGGGGTGAATAATGGGTTACGATCCCATACTACAACTTTCACAGAGTTGGGTGCTACCACTACACTATACCCACCCCTAAGAACTTTTGGTGGGTCTGCTCGGATTCGAACCGAGAGTCTTACTGGTTAAAAGCCAGATGTTTTCGCCGTTAAACTACAAACCCGTATTGGTCCACTCGCTGAGATTCGAACTCAGACCTCGATGATTAAGAGTCATGTACGCTACCATTAACGCCACGAGTGGGTTGTCGTAATTATTTGATTTTACGTGCCAACCCAAGACCAATACGGGATCTTGAGCGACACTACTGTTTACCAGTTTTCATGTCGTTCTCCTTGAACATTGTTACCATATTGAATCACACTAAAAGGGATCTAACGCCATACCCTCTACAGGGAGACGCTAAAAGAGATCTAATGCAATTCAATATGGCACCCGAGGTAGGAATCGAACCTACAATATCAGAGTCAAAGTCTGGTGTGTTACCACTACACTACTCGGGAACATACGGTCATCAGCACCAGCGAACTAACACTGATGACCGTCTTAAATACAGAATCCCAAATTTTTAAGGAACATTTCGAAGTAACGCTAAAGAGCATCAACTTCAGAACTCTTATTATACATCAAGTAACAATAAAAGTCAACAGCTTTCTGAAAGACCCTACTAGTAGAAGGGTCATCAGGGAGGACACAAAAGTATCCAACAAGGCATTGATTCTACATCAAACAAGAATAAAAGTCAACACCTAAAAACAAAAAACCCTCGAGACTTTCATCTTCGAGGGTTTTGGTAAAGAGACTAAGTTCTCTTACATCTTCTTACCAAAACCCTTCGTATCCTCAATCGCATAGCCAGAGCCTTCTACAAATGATGGACGTGTGCTATTCCACGCAGCGACCATAGGTAGCTGTTTGTTAAGTCTGGAATGTAACACTATCGATTTCATAGTAGAAATTATACGCCTTGTAGGAATTAAAGTCAAGTTCTTTTTGAGACAAGGGTTGCAGTTCACAACACCCTGTCTTCTATTTAGTCAAATTATACCGCAAGATTGAATAAAAGTCAATCTTTTTTGAAGATATTTTTAGAGCACTTCGTACTCGTCTTTGCCAACACCACACTCAGGGCACTCGAAGTCTGCTGGCAGATCTTCCCACTTACCTTCAGTGGCTTCATCGTGGACATGTCCACATACTACACAAACGTGATCCATTATTTTGCTCCTTGTGATGTGTTAACAGTTTCCCAAATTTCTTGGTACGCTTCAGCATGACGTTGCTCAACCTTCTTCAATGCATTGAATCGCTTTTCTGCCTTGGCAAGCACAGCACGGAATTCTTCAGCATGAGTCTGACTCTCTGCGATCTGATGTGCTGCTTCACGTTCAGCTTCTTGGTTGCCTTCAACAACTGCTTCTGCTTGCATCTTAGGATACATTGTAGTGTACTCATAAGTCTCACCTTCGATGGCAAGTTCAAGTGCGTGCTTAGTTGATGGAGTACCAACCAACAATTCAAGATGACCCCAAGCATGTTTCAACTCTTGGTCAGCTGTGTGTTCAAAGTGTTTTGCAACATCTTCAAATCCTTCAGCACGTGCAAGTTTCGCAAAGTAGCGATACTTGATATGCGCCATTGACTCACCAGCCAATGCGCTTTCTAGGTTCTTTAGTGTAATCGACATTTACACCCTTTCTATTTCAATGTTACAGTTTTTCAAAAAATCTAAACCAATTTCGTCTCTATATGTATGACGGTAGTACACCTTCTTTACACCAGCACCGTAGATTAACTTAGCGCACTGAATGCAAGGAGCATGAGTACAGAATAGATCGGCACCATTGCCTCGCTCACCATCACGTGCCAACTTAAGTATTGCATTTGCTTCAGCATGGATTACCTCATCTTTCGTTTTCGTCACTGGTGGTAAAACTTCTCCAAAACCTGGAGCAACTTCTACCTCGCACACATTGTCCCAACCTGACGGTGTTCCATTGTAACCAATAGAGATAATGCGATTGTCTTGTACAACAACAGCACCAACCTTCAACCGTTCAGCAGAACTCAGCTGAGAAAATCTCTCGGCTGTGTCCATAAATGCATCAATCCACTTTTGTTTCATTGACAAATTCTTCTTTCAAACCACGCCACTTGGCAATCTTGATTTTCTTACCATCACCATTGACCCAATTCTTTCCGTTCCAGTCTGCGTATTCTGCAAATGGCCAATTAGGATGTGCAGGATCTTTGGCTTCGTAGCGACCAACACGAACAGGATTCACTTCAGGTGGATACCATTCGGTTTTCTTGGCTTCTTCATCTTCATATTCGGCTTCAGCTTCACGCTCAGCTTCTTGATCATGGTAGTAATCAATCAAACCAGTAAAGTCTTGAAGATCTGCAGGTAGTGCTTCAAGCGACTCTAGATCAGTGAAGTCATACTCATAGAAGTCATCACCACCTTCAGTATTAAACGTACCGCAGAAGGCACAACCACTTTCATGGTAAAGTGCTTGCACTTCCCATCCGTCATCAACCAAATACTCGTACATGGCGATTGGAGGCGACCAAGCAGTCTCGAAAGAGATCCAAATAGTATGGTCGTCCTGTCTATCAAAATCAATAATGGTCATGTCCCATTTGGTGCCCCAGTTATTGATGTTCCAGTCATACCAGTTTTCGTCTTGATCCAAAGGTCGTGGACGCAGATGGTAAAACACTTCACAGTCTTGCTGGTCTTTCAGTACTGCTTCTAACGCATCAATCTTTTCTTTGTCCTGATGTGTCAGGGTAACACTGTTATCGCACCAATTAGGCATTTCTCAATCCATTCATTATCTTAAGTAGAATTCTACTACACTTTTCTTTGCAAGTCAAGCGTTTTCTGTAGGTTGGGCTCCAGTCTCTTCTGGAGCCTTGGAGTTTTTTGCTGGAGCCTTTGCAGGTGGCGCAGGAATGAATCCAGCATCAGCAACCAACTTGTGTGTGATCTTGGGATACTTCTTTGTTAGTTTTTGGTCTTTGATTGCAAGTACCAGTTCAGCTTCGCTTGGGTGAAGATTCTCAAGCAACTGAACAAAGAGAGTTTCCTTGCGTAGTGCTTTCAAATCTTTACGGCAGAACACGTACAGCTTACGAACCTCTTGATAGAGATTGGCAGGTGTCATACCCAGTGGAGCAGAATCTTTCTTGTATGGAGGATCGCCTTCAGGTAGATCGAATTTCTTCTCTACCAAGAATGCGTGTTCAAAGATGAATCGTAGTGCAGCGTTAGCCTTATACTTTTCAATAGTCTTTGGGTCTTCGTTGATCTCTGTTAAGATCTCAGTGATATATTTCGCCATTGTTGTCCTTAAAAATCGTCAAGTTCATCAAGCAAAAGACGGCAACGGTGTTCAATCAAGTAGTTCATGACTGCCATCTTGTCGCCTTTTGGTTTGTTATTTAGATATGTATTCACAATCGAGTCGTTCACATCTTGTGGGATGTGTTCGAATGCTACCAACGTAGAGTTGCGATGCCAGTTGCGTCGTTCATCTTCTGTACGACAAGCATCAAAACCCTTCTCAATAAACTCTTCAAGACGTTTGGCTGAGACTGGTTTCTGACGAACACCATCTTGCAAGAAGATGTCGTCTGGTGATAGAATGTTCGGCACTCCGTCACCTGCATCACCCTTAACGATGTGTTCAATCATCCACGCTTTGAGTTCGGACTTGGATGCAGTCACGTACTTCTTTTGCATTGGTGACCACTGCTTGATGTTATCATACACCTGCAGTTGTTTGAAGTCTTTGTCTGAAGACAGAATCAAAACCTTCTGTGGATCCTCCATCAAACCTTCAGTGATTAGCTGATTGGTTTGAAGCCACTTACTCATGCATGCGATTACGTCATCGGCTTCTGCACGATCAACGTGAATCACTCGCCACGGAAAGTGCGTTGCAATGTCTTCACGCATTTCAGTCAGCGTGTCAAAGATCAGCTTCCAATCAAGATCAGATGCATCTCGGTTTTTCTTGCGTGATGCTTTGTAGTGAGCAAACGCTTCTTTGCGCCAGTACTTGCGACCATCGCAACAGATGACCAACTCGCCATACTCACCACCATACTTTTTCTTATATGACTTGAGTGTGGAAAGAGTTACGTGACGAATCAAGTTCTTCACTTCGGACTCAGTGCCCTTCAACTCTCGTTGGAAGGTTAGAATCGCTGCCAAGCTGACTTGACTGTAGTCTACTAAAATCATTAAAATGCTCCAAGGATAATTGTTTCTTCGTTGATACGACCATTTGGTTGCGCTGGCTTGGTAGTCAGCGTCTTCATCTTAGCGTTCAACGGACGCTTGCCGATTGTCAATCCTTTGAAGAATTCTTCTGGCTTGCGTAGTGTGTATTGCTTGGAATCAGTGACAGAGAATCCAATGATGGTAGTTCCCTTGACTGCCAAGACACCACCATCGGCTTTGTAAACGCCAATGCGACGGTACTTGGTATTATACACCCAAACTTCAGTGGAGTCAATAATACCTTCTGGCTTCACAGACTTGAGATTCAACTCAGCGAATTCCTTTAGGTACTTCATACGTGCTACTTGCTTAAATGCAGGCACTGGCTTACGCTTACGTGGTGCACGATTAGCTTTGGCAGTTTGTACTTGCTGGTTGCAGTCAGAGATAATCTGATCAACAAAGTCAGCATAACGCTTCAACTCACGCTTGTTCAGGAATGAATATCCTTCATTGAGTTGTTCGTCTTTACCTTCAATGGCTTCACGCAGTTCTTTGGAGAGACCAACGTAGAACTCGCCAATACGTTTTGCAATGGGTGCTGCAACAAGGTTTGACGCAAGGTAGGTTTTAGTAGAGAAGTCACTCTTGCATTTACCAAGGATAAAGTCATCAATGGCACCGTCAATCTCAGCTGCAAACTCATGGGCTTTGTCTTCCATGCGTTGCTGAATAGAAATTACGTTTACAGGGAGTGCTGCTTGTGCTGCATCTTCTGCTTTCTTGTCTGCTTTAATTTGAGACTTTTGACGAACACTGACTTGTTCCTTGAGGAATGCCAGACGTTCGTTGAAGGTATTGTACTCTTTCTCTTGAAGAGCAGAGCCACCTTCCATTAGACGAGCAAGAATACCTGCGTAGCGGAAATGATACTCATCTACTTTGAGTAGTTCCACAGCCAGTTTCTTGTCAGTTTGAGCGACGAAGTGAATGAGCCACTTCTTCTTTTCTTTGTCATCGTGACTTACGTTGTAGTAGTTCAACGCCACGATTAGATCTCGCATGTAGGTTTCGGGGTGGAGTTGAACCTCCACACCCTTAGCCATACGATCCGCTTTCGCGATTAGTGCTTTACGCTTTGCAGTAGTTGCCATAGGTTTGTAACCTCCATAATATAATATCTATTATACCGCAAAGCGGAATTAAAGTCAAGCAGTTTTTGTGATGTCCTCGTAGACGTCCACGAATTCTTCGTGTTCGGCTTCGACTTCAGTTAGGTTCTGCTTGTGATAAGTCACTGCAATTTTCTTAACGATCTTGCGTGGGATCTGGAAGTTATCAGAAACTTCTTTGACGATCTCTTTGATCAGATCTCGCTCAGCTTCAGTGCGTGTCATGGATGCGCTGATTTCACGCACAGCTGCCATAACTTTCTTTTTGTCTTCAGGGTTTGAAATTTTAATAGCCATAATAACTCACTTCTTAATAGAAACATTTGCACGCAGGAAACCACCAAGCAGAATAATTGCTGCCCAAGTCTCAAGCGAATACGAAATTGCCAGAACAGGGAACAATGTGTTCAATGCCCAGATGGTCAGCAATGGACCAAGTACAACAAGGGCAACGATAAACGCTACCAACAAAACAATTTTAATCAAATCACTCATTTCAAATCTCCACTTTAACTACAGAATCCCAACGGAAAGAACGCCACTCGCTTACTTCTGTGTCAAAAACACGTACTGCGGATCCAGCAGTCTGGCTAGCTGTTTCGGTCTTTGGTCGTTTGTCTGCGGGGATGTTCCCTTCGACAAGGGTGCATTGCATTTTTCGTTCGCTGCCATCTTTCTTGGTGAAGGTGACAAGAACTCCTTGTTGGTTAGTGCGCAAGTTGTTGAGGACATGTTCTTGTAACTCAAGATCGGTTGCTAGGTTCATTATCAAATCTCACTTTCAAATCATTAACTAAGGGTTGGAAAAAATCTTTGAACTCACGGCTAGAGAAAAACATCTCGTACTTTGAGTCAACGATAGTCTTACCGTTTTCATCGATCAAGTTCTTTCTCAGTGTAAATTCAACCACATCATAATCGTGGTCTTTAACAGTTAGGGTTGTGGTCAACCCTTGCTTACTCAACTCGTAAATATTGTCCATCGTCTTTACCTTTATGTTTAATCTTACGGGTGTGCCTAACCTTCGACTCCACTACACGCATGCGGTACTTTGGAGTACGTAGATCTTTTGCTATCAGATCTCTAGGTTTCAACTTATTATACACGATTTCCTCTTACAAATCAAATAAAATTTATTAGTACATTCCTTGCGTCGCTTAGGTCTTCTAAGTCTTCGTCAATGCTTGCGAGAATCAACATCTCCCACAAGACGTTAGCCATGGGACGTTTGTGCTCAGGCAACTCTTCCATCCATGCATGAATCTCGTCCATGCTGTCGCATGCCCACATCTCGTCGAGCATTGCAACTTGTTCTTTGGTCAAACCTTCAATTTTAATCATACAATCTCAGTGCGGATGTGTTTAGACCAAGTGTTCAGTTTCGTGGCTTTGCGTAACTTCGCTTGAACCACTGCTTCACGATCAATTGCAAACTCCTGCTTAAGAAGTTCCAACATACATTCCAAGTCACCAATTTCTTCTTCAAGAGACTGCTTGTTGGACTTACCCTCATGCACACCAGCGAATCCGAAACGGAAAACCTTACTGATTGCTTGGGTCACTTCTGCACATTCCTCTTGGGCGATGTGCAAAATTTCTTCTAGCCGTTTATCCATTGTCAATCCCATCTTTTCTTATCACCAAATTCTTCATTCCAATCGTAGCCAGAATGGTACGCACCCAATTCATCTACGTTCATAGCAGCAACACGCTCTCCTGAGTCGCCACCTACACCACCACGATGCGGGTCACGTGGGCGACCATAGTAACTGTCGGCTGCACCACGATCGAAGAAACTTCCATGACTTGCGTCATAGACTTTACCTTTCCACTCACCATACGCCATCATACTTCTCCATAATAAATTGCATCCTCATCATATGAGTCGGCTGCATACTGCTCAAGTTCCCAGAGTTGATACATCTCCTCCATGAACTCCTCGTATTGTTCATCGATCCTGCGCTGACGCTCTTCCTCAGCCAGTTCTTCTAGCAGAAGGTTTACGTCCATTATCGACCTGCATTCATTGCACGAATACCGCTATACATAACCAGCAAGCCAACAACAGCAAGGCTAGTCTGAAGAAGAAGGCTAGCACTGGGGTCAAAATCCAGAGTACCCACAGCACCAAAAGCAAGCATAAAACCGATAAAAGCACGGATAGAACCCTTCATAACAAACTCCTTTTTCTCATTCATTACAGTTATTATACATCAGGTACGAATAAAAGTAAACACCTTTGTTGCAAAGAAAAACCCCTGTAAATTCAACAACTTACAGGGGTCTAAAACCTTACTGGGAGTAGGGTTATTTAGTCATTTCGGGTGTTTCGCTCCACAGGATCTACTGTTGGGGTTGCGGAAGGCATCCTCGGGACTGGTTTTGGCGATAGTACGCTAGGTGCTGTTGACACGCTTGGTGATACGGTGTTGTCATTGTTGACTCCTGCTAGTTTCTCTTGTCCACGGCTCCAAGCTGCAACACCCAGAACCGCACCCATAGCCATATGGAACAAGCCAGCACCTTTAAGTGTTAGCGGATCCCACTGGCTTGTTACTTGACCATCATAGTAGGCTTGCAGAATAGACCAAAGAACAGGGAAAAGAGCGAAGTCAAGGATACATACAGACATGTACATCCAAGCCATCATTGGACGCCACTTGCGTGTTGTCCAGTCTTCTCTGTTAGGGTTAGTCATTGCGTGAGTTTCTATGAGTTGGATCACCAGCTTCAAACACAGGCATCACTGTAGCTTCGCCAAGTGGGCTTGCATAAGTTTGCTGCATCATTGGCATTGACATTGGTCGTGGTGCCATTGGCATTGGAGATGGAGAAGATGGTGGTGGAGCCAAAGGTGCTGGTGGTTTGTCCCAACCCTTTTGCGCAGCTTGCATTGCCAACTTCTGTGCGTCTTTATCACCACCAGCCAACATGATACCTGATAGAGTACCAGTCAAGAATGTAGCGATAGGGATGATCAACTCAAAGAACTTCTGATCAATAGGGCTGATAGCGTTCAGTGGTTGAGTCACAAAGATGATAGAGTACAGAACTACGAAAACAATTCCAACAAGGGTAAATGATAGACAGATACCGATGAAGAATTTTAGTCGAGCCATTAACTGCTCTTCGGTGTACATTAGGTCATTCATTTACATGCTCCTGCTGGTAGTGGTGTTGTCATAGATGGTGGAGTTGCTTTACCTTCTCCGTCTTTTGGTGGACCAAGTCGTGGATCACGTTGTCCTTTAAAAATGTGTTCTGGGCAAGTGCGTGTTACATCACACAATGGCATCTTACAGATGTCTTTTTCCCAATTTGCTGGGTCTTGGCATGGGTAGCGAAAACTTTCTCTGCTAACCATAGAGAACCCAATAGGAATTAGCAGCAGTACTGCCAAGCCCCACATAAGATGTTTGTCTCTCATTTCAATTCCTTAATTATTACTTACTTGTTGCATGGTAAACTCCGTCCCAATTGCTTGGCTTTCCTTCTTTCATTCTTGCAAGCATTAGTTCGTAGTAGTGTTTTAGAGGGGATTCCTCTTCCATTAGTTCTTGAGCTAACTTCATGGCTTTCTTCCAATCACCAGAATAGTAAGCATCAAGATACTGTTGATGTTTGTCACCAACTTTAGCGATGGCATAAATGTGCAGACCAATTGTCTTACCTTTTACAGCGATACAATCTAGCTGAGCCACATCATAGACATGCTTCACTCGTTCTGCAGTATCTGGTCCGATAACTAACAGAACACCATAACCTTTCGTTTGCCCCTCTAGACGAGCAGCAGTCGAAACTGAATCACCAAGTACATCATAACCGTAACGATCGTTGGCACCAATGTTACCAATCAAAGTTGGACCAGTGTTTACACCAGCACCCATACCAACAGGTGGACGACCTTCTGCTTGAAGAACTTTATTGAACTCTTCAATAGCGTCAATCATTTCTAACGCAGTACGAACAGCAGTCACTGGATGGTCTACGTCGTCAACTGGTGCATTGTGAACGTGCAGCGATGCATCACCAATGAACTTGATAATACACCCACCGTTCTTCAACACTGGCTTGGACAATGCGTCCATGTATCGGTTCATCACGTTAGTCAAACCTTGCACGTCAGCACCAAATGACTCACCAAGTGTAGTAAAGCCACGCAAGTCAGTCATAACGATAGACAAGTCACGCTTCTCACCCTTTAGTCGTTCTGCTGCACCTTCAGGGTCTTCAGCCAATTGGTTAACGATGACTGGAGAAACGTATCCACCGAACTGTTTCTTGATTTGCTGTTTCGCTCGCAACTCGACAAGGAACTTGACGATGTATCCATGGAAGCTAACAATCCCAATGGTAAGTATCGGGAACACAGCATCAAGTAGATAGCTTGATCGAACAAAAAGTTGGAAGCCACCAAAGTAGGCGAGTGCTGCCAAAGCGATCGCAAAGATGTAGCCATGAGTAAACCTTGTTAGGTAGAGTGATAGAATTACAGCAATTACGATGAACGCCAACTCAGCTGGGAATGCCCAGTCAGGTCGGCTAATGTTTGTTCCACTGGTAAGAGTGTCTAATACTGCAGCTTGAAGGTGATGAGGATAGACTGCGCCGATCGGTGTAGCCACTGGGTTATTAAGACCTTTGGCTGTAAGTCCGACAATGACGATTGCTCCACCAAAGTCTTTTGGTAAAGCGGCAGCGGAATGCTCTCTTGGTTTGCTTGACCAGTCCACCCAAATTCTACCGAGTTCGTCTGTTGTGATTTTTCCGAACTGAGGAATTCTAACGGCTTCGATTCCTGACTCGTTGACCTTGACTTGAAAGCTAGGGTCTCCGCTGGCAACACGCAGCGTTTCCAAACTAATGCTTGGGTACAAGTCGCCATTTGCGTTGACGACCATTGGTACTCGTCTGGTGACGCCATCGATTTCTGGCAATGTGTTAACAACGC